ATAGGGCATACGGACTTGACTCAAAAAGTCGGGGTTGTAGTTCACCTCAGCTATTGCAGCCCGATTCCAGGTGGTGATTCCATCGGTGACGGTGATGACTTCCCCATTCTTAACTTGTAATTTGGAGCCGCCCTGGAGGAGTGGGGTATTCGTGACGCTATCACATAACATGGCCTCAAATTGTTCTATCTCACTCCTTGGATCCGCACCATTCAAATCCACCTGACTATCAGCGTAACAATGCAAAGTGATCCGGCGGTTCACATTATTAGGGGCCGGATCCACGTCCACAATCCAATTCGGGGTCACCCCTCCAATTACCCAACTATCATACGCCATAATATTCTACCTCATCATGTTGATTGTACTTACTCCGGCGTTGGTGGCTTGTCCCCGGAGGACTTCGGCGAAGCTTTGGCCGGCTGCTTGCCCCGCTGCGGTTCCAATTTTAACCGCTTCCTCCTGACTACCCATACTTGGTAAGGTGAGGTTGATGGTGACTGGGATAGTAGAGCCAGCGGTACTTAATCCAGTGGTGGCGGCTGCGGGCAAAGCAAAACTTCCCGGCGTGAATCCGCCACTAATACCACTAAGTGCACTGTTAAGGATACTTGATGATATTCCGATACCTTCACCTATACCCTCCACGAAGCTTCGGCCTATATTCACACCCCACTGATCAATCTCTGATAACGGCCCTTCTTTGGGGGGGCTGTGACCCTCCAATAAGCCGGATAGGTAGCTTAGTTTATCCTCAATCCAACCCTTAGCCCCATCCAATGACTCCCCAAACCCTCTCTTCCAACTATCTATTATATCCCATCCCCACTGCCAAGCCTTACTCGGTAACTCTATTAACCAGTTAAGGGTGTCCTGAATCTTAGTTTCAAGGGTGTCTAAGGTTTTATCCAAGTCTGGGAGGCCCCCCTTTAAGCCCCCAACAAAGTTGGTGATCATATCCCACGCGGTAGACCCCCATTTCTCCACGCTTTCACCAAGCCAATTAAGAGTATCCGTGATAGGAGTAGTCACCCCGGATAATGTGGAGGCACTGTCAGTGATGAATTGGCCTAATGCAGCGGTGTTGGCCTTAGCATCTTCCAGTGGGCCCTTATTCATGGAATCATTCCACTTTTTAAGATCCTCTTGGCTAAGCCCCCATCCCTTGAACACTTCCTCCCATGTGGTACGGGTTTGGCTGCCTTCCTGTCCCACTAAGTCTTCCTTGGTGAAGATCATCCCCACTCCAGCTCCTTTACCCCCGCCTTTAAATATCTTACCTATGAGATCACTAACACTCTTAGGAAGCAAACCCTGGATTCCCTCTAGGATTTTCCCTCCAATTCCTTTACCCCAATCTAAGGCTGATTTGGCTCCTTCACCTCCAAGTAATTTGGAACCAATAGCTCCGAGTATGCCACTAATACCAACAGTGATTAACTCCCCAACGTCACTAGTTACAAAACCCCAAAGCCCTTCCAGGATCCCACTAAGCCACTCACCCCCTGGAAGACTTCTGAGAGCCTGTTTAATAGTGTCACCCATGCTCAGGGCCTTTTCGGATGTGGTGTCAAAGCTAGTTCCCATACCATTAAGATAATCAGTGTTATCCATGATAGCCTGATTAATACCGTCCCCCTGGTCCTCAAACTTACTCCCAAACAATGCCACATTCGCTTCTTGACGTTTCAGTGGGTCCTCAATCTGACTAATAGACCCCACTATCTCCTCAAAGGCTTGTTGTGCTTGGTCGCCGCCGGCTTGGAGCATCTTATTCCAACGAGCCTGCTGCTCACTAGATGCCCCGATAAGGTCATAAACCTTCTTAGCCTCATCCGGGCTGGTTTTTAATCGGATCATGGCCTCACGGATAGCATCAGCCATCTGATCCGTGTTCATCACACCATGCTTAAGGCCAGATGCTAGGATGTTTCCGAACTCCTCGGCACTGTAACCCATGTCCTTGAAGTTCTGATCATACTCATTAAAAGTATCCAAGAGGTCATCAGCCGGGTCCCCCGTTGCTTGGAAACTCTTAGTCATAATATCAAAGGCGTCGCTCATGCTTATCCCGAATGTTTGGGATAATTGGGTGGCGGATCTGACAACTTCTCGGACATCTTCATCAAACATCCTACTGAAACGGATACTTTTTTCAGTTACACTTTCCAGTTCATTCCCAGTCAGCCCGGTTTGTGTTTTGACTTGTACCAAACCATCCGCTACTTCCCCCCAATCAGCACCAGTGGCTTTGAAAATCTCTGTGGCGAGTCTTTCAGCCTCATCCGCTGATTCTGGCATATATGCCCTTATCTGTGCAAATGCCTCGTCACGTGTGGCGGCACCTTCCATGGACCCGGTGACCCCCGCTCCGATCACTATCCCCGCGGCGGCTCCTTTCAAGTCTTCTATCTGGTCTCGTAGTTCATTGATTTTACCCTCAGCAGGAGTGATGTCCGCATCAACTTTTACCGTTTCGGTTTCGCTTCCAAGCTTATTAACCTTATCCGTTAAGTCCTTGACTTTGGATTCAGCATCACCCCCTAAGTCCATCTTCACGGTTTTATCCGTTAATTTATCCATACTGTTCTGAAGGTTGGTAACCTGTTCCTCATCTAGGACATCCACATCTAAATTAACGGTTTTATCTTTGACTAATCCTATTTTATCGAGGAGTTTGTCAAGTTTACTGGTTATATCGGATATGTCGCCTGTGACTCCGATTCCGAGTTCTTTGTTACCTTTAACCATTTTGTTTATCTCCAATACATGAGGGGGGGTTTAAATAAGAATAAGAATATAAGATATACCCATGTCACTCGCATTAATTGTAATATCTGCTGCTGTCGGCTTCTTGTTTTATGAAGTATATACACTCCAGAAAAAGGCTAAAAAAATAGAAGAATAGCTAAGACTGTGATTCTTTTTTCTTAGCTTCTGCTTTCCGTATAATATCCTGCTGAATACTATGATACGTAGCTAATTTATTCATAGCATCCTCCTCATCAGGAGTCCCCCCGAAGAACTGCTCCGGATTACTATAATATAATATATAATTCGCAAACTCAGGGTAATAAAAACGGCCCACCTCAGCAGGTCCTACTCCCATTTTATGGGTGAGGTAGGCTTTCCCAGCGAATATTTGTTTTATGATGTCTTCTTCAGTTCTAAAGGGGTATCATCCCCCTCAGATGATGATTTTTTATCTACATTGGTTATGTCCATTATTTCTCCGATAAGTTCCATCACGTTACCTGGTTGACGATATTTGAGGGGTAATGGTTCACCGGTTTTAGTATTAATGACGGTGACATCTATGAGTTTTTTAATGTCTTTTCCGCAGGCATCTAGGAAGTCTTCGCCGCTGATGTTGATTTCTTTTTTTTCCTCTTTGGTGAGGGTTTTCTTTTTCAGCTTCTTTTTTAAGGCGGTTGTGGCTTCTTGTTCTAGTTTTTCCCTGCCGTTGGTGATTCTGAATAGGATTTTCATGTCGTCTACTTGTACGGGTAGGATGACGTATTCCCCTTTATCGGGGGTTTGGAAGGTTTTGGGTTCTTTAAATAGTAGTACCATATTTATATTCACTCCTCAACAATTTAGTAAATTAAGTTAAAAAAAAAAGAGATGTGTGGGAAAAAAATAAACCCACAACTTACAGGGTTTATTCCGGCACAATCAAAATCGGCGTAGCATCCACACTAAACTCCAGGCTGCGGGTCATATTATCCCCATCCTTCACATCACCAAGACTCTTAGGCACAATCTTACCATTAAAGTAATAACAACCCAGGAAAGTACCTCCACCATCGTTAGCGGCTCCGGTATACAGGGGTATCCTGACTAGTCTGGTGGCGGGTTCGGTGATCATAGTGTAGGCATCGTAACCAGATTGGACACTGTAACCCCCACTGTAGGTTTCGAAGAGTAGCTTCTTGTCCACATCAAAATCTGAGAAGATACTGTCCTGTGATACGGTGATGGTCTGCCCCGCATAGCTTGTTCTTTTGATTTCTGATCCAAGTTCCCCGACTTCGGTACTGTCCTGTTTAATATCAATCTTCAAACTCTGAGCGATATACGGCCTAAGCAACTCATAGTAGGTGATAACCACCTGATCCACAGTAGCCGCCGGAGCCTCATGGAGTGTGACCTGACCATACACCAGATCCCCAGTATCTGTATCGGTTACGGTGTCAATACTATCCACCACCACCTCAGTATACACCGGGCTTTCCCCCCCGGTTTCCACAAGCTCCACCGTCACATCATCCGGCTCAGGGGTTAAACCCATACCCCGCTGTGGATAAATGGGATAGTCCGCAGCGGCTAATGTGAATTCTTTATTACTACCATTGCAGGCTCCAGTCATCACGACACGGGTCCTAGGGATACCGACTTCCATTGTCACGTTCTTACTGTTTAGTACGTCTTTAAGTGCTGAATCAACGTGCATATCTTTAATCCTCCTCTAATTTTTTTTCTTTAGCTTTTTTAGGTGTTTTCATAAATTCATTTAATGATATTGTGAGTTTGAAACGTTCCCGGAAGTTTTCATAAAGCCTTTGAGCGGTTTCTGGCTCAGTTTTTATGTAGGGTTTTATGGTTTCCCGGAGGTCTTTCTGGGTTTTAATTACCATTTTTCTATCAGCTCGTCACTTTTTTGTTCACCACGGTCACGTCTAGGGGGATTATGGCCCCGGCACATAGTGTGGGTTCATTCGCTTTGGGGGTGATGTTGATACTCCGGCGTTGGATGAGGTTGTTTAATTCATGCTCCACCCGTAATCCGGGGACTCCAAGGGTTTTGTCGTCTTCGATTTCTGCGAGTACTTTGCTGATCATGGTCTCCAATGTGTCATAGCTGTCCTCACTTTCGCCGGGTGTGAGTAGTAGGAGCAGTCCTTCACTAGTTATACTTCCCCTGTCTCCGATTGGTCGGTTAGCCTTCTTACTATCGCCTAATCCGAATATGGCGGTGTTTCCCATGTAGAGGGTTAATATTCCTGGGCTGCCTGTGAAGACGGTTTTCAGGAGTGGCTGGCTGTCATCCCCTGTGATGCCTTCTAGGGTGGTTTTGATTGCGGTTCGTGCTTCGTTAAAATCATACGCCATCGTGTTCTACTCCAGTAGGTCATTATAGAAGGATTCCATCCGTTTCTCAAGGTATGGGTCTGCCCGGTCCGCGGCACGATCCGGAAAAGGATTACCAGGCACAAAGTGCTGATTACCCCCATAACTCAAGGACCCATAATGCCTTGTGTGAACTGTTATTGGACGGGTCATGTGTCCAAGGATTACATAAGGGGCATATTCAATCGTGGGCCATATTAACCGTTCCAAATTAGATACATCATCCGTAGTGATACTATTCTGGAGATCCCCCAATCTGACGGGTGCTTCATCCTTCATCAACACTTCCACATCTGCTGCGAGGTCATCGAGTAAGTTAGTGAGGGCACTGGGTAGGCGGTCAGCTATTCGGCTGAGTTCGCCTTCAAGGGCTTGGCTACCGATGTTAATATCAATACTACCCATAATCTTATTCCTCTGGTTTGGTCACTGCCAAGAACCTTATGGGGCTTCCACGGTTCCCCGTGTCCTC